ACAACTATATAGTTACTAGTGATATAACTACTAGTACTAATATAGTTAAAGATACTAACGTATCTTTAACTATAGGGGCTGCGCCCCTTAAGGAGGAAGCAGTGGTTTGGAAAGAAGAAGAAGACGAAGCGGTTGGCGCTGTAGGAAAGATCGAAGATCGTCAGGCTAAGTTGAACGCTAAGTACAAGAAACCAGTCAAGGCTCAGCGAGATAGTCGTGACAGAATCAATACTCCAGAAGAACTCTGGTCTACTAACGATCTCGTTGCAGAGTTCTACGCTCTTGTAGAGGCTGCAGCTCCAGGAGTACCGTCCCAGGTTAACTCAAAGTATGTGGCTACTTGGATTAATAAGCAAGTCGGTGAAGGAACCACAAGGTTTGCAGTCCTAGAAGCCATGCGTATGTTCTTTGCAGATCCTCGCCTTACACACGATGCCGGAATTGGTAAGCCACTATGGCAACGTTTCTTTGCTTACTACCCAACAGTTCACGGAATTGTTACCAAGCCAAAGACTAAAGTTTATGAAGATGAAGAGTTCCAGTCACACCAAGAGAAGATGTTGAAGTTACTAGGAGGAGAATAGGTGTACAACCTACAGGATCTAGCACCTAGTGTTCGCAATCAAATTCTTAAAGCTAACCTTCCAATGAAAACCATTGGCAAAGAGTTCTCAGACCTTGAAGACTCTCCAGCCAAAGAAGTTTTGATTGAATGGGTTGAAAAGGTAAAAAATGGACAAGTCATTCAAACGCCCGGAAACCCACTTTGTGGCATGGGTGTAATGCTGGTGGGGGAACCAGGTCACGGAAAGACTACTCTCGCCTCTACGGCCCTGCAGAGCCTGATTAGGGGTATGTCAGAGCCCGGCTCTGCCAACTGGGGAGGCTTCATGGATTACCCAAAGCTTTTACGGCTCCAGAAGGCTCAATGGTCCGAACCAGATGATGTGGCTCAAGCCCTACTTGACAGCATCTATGGTGACTCCACTAGAATTAATAATATGAAGGTCTTTGTTTTAGATGACCTTGGTAAAGAACACAGGACTGCAACTGGCTGGGCAGAAAACCAGTTTGATGCGCTTCTGCGTTCTAGATTCAATGCAGGGCTTCCAACTATCGTAACTACAAATGTTCCTTTTAAGTCTTGGGGCAGCGTATATGGTAAACCAATGGGAAGCTTTGCACATGAAGCATTTATTCCGATAGCTGTATCTGCTCCTGGAGGGGACCGACGACGATGAAAGATGTGACTATGAGCGAATGGCAAGTTACCCAACTATTTTTATCAGACACGGGTCCACATGAGGTCTGGATTAATCTAGACTCTAAAAAGCTGAAATGTAACTGCGGAGGTTATGTCACACGCAGTGGCTGTAAGCATACCCGTTTTGTTTCAGAACGTATGAAAAATAATAATGGTGTGTACCCAGTAGAAATTTCAAACAAAGCTCCAGAATCAGAGGGCGCTATGGCCACAGTGGATCCAATTTTGTTTAGAGATTTCTTACTCCGTTACGGCAAGATCGAAGTCTTATAGTGCGTGGGGGCGATATATCAAATGAAGTCCCCCAACGAGTTCTAGTCTCACTTGACTGCATCATTGAAAAGAGTATAAGATTAAAGAAGGTACTAGGAATCCCTGTCCCGTCAGAAGAGATTAACTACAGCCGACTTTCATTGGCAATGTTCTGGAGATTTGCAGAGAAGTTTGGGTATGTCCTAGAGCTTGTTGGCTTTGGGTATTCTCAAAAAGAAATGGATGAGGTCTTAGAAGATCTAAACAATCTTGGTACTAACCCATTCAACTATGCACACGCTTATAACGTTGTTGCCGATCTAGTTGCAGAGCTGCCGTATAGGCCGGAAGTAAAAAATGTAGTTGATATATCTTCTCGTGGTTTGCGGTATGGACATTGGTATTTGGATATAGGGGGTTTAAATGGCAGCAGATAATGAAGAGCGGTTATTATCTAGAGTTGTACGTACTAGAGAAATAATTCCCGCACTTGAGGCTGGCGTAGAAGATGGTTGGTTCTTTGTAGATGAGAACAGAACTATGTGGAAGTTTATACGCACGCACTGGACACGGTACGGAGAAGTGCCCAGCGCAGTAACAGTCAAAGATAACTTTCCAACTTATCGTTTGCTTGCTGTAGAAGATTCTCTAGAGTATCTTGTTGATCAACTTGTAGAGTATCGTCGTAGGCAAAAAGCTATTGAAGTAGTTCAGAACGCTGCAGAGTTTATCTCTGCCGGAAATCATGATCAAGCAATTGCTGAGATGAGTCAAGGCGTTGCTACTATCTATGACGAGGGTTCAAATCAAAGCAACGACGTGGATCTCACTAAGGATCCAGAGAACCGTTTTCAAGAATACTTAGATCTCAAGAACCGTGATGGTGGTTTGCTCGGGTACCGCACAGGCTTCCGCACTATTGATGAGGCTACGGCTGGGCTACAAAACGGTCAGCTGATTACAATCATCGCACCCCCTAAGACTGGTAAGTCAGTTCTTGCAATGCAGATTGCAGTTAACGTGCACGAAGATGGTCATGTACCAATGTTTCAGTCATTTGAGATGAGTAACATTGAGCAGCAGCATCGTCATGATGCTATGCGTGCTCACATTGCCCACTCTCGTCTTGTACGTGGAAAGCTTACCCTTGACGAAGAACGACGTTACAAGGCTGCACTAGAGCGTATGGATACTATGCAGAAGTTTTATCTTACTGATAGCACCTCAGCCATGACAGTCACTGGTCTTGCAGCTAAGATTGAAAAAATTAAGCCGGATATCGTATTTGTTGACGGTGTCTATCTTATGGTTGATGAAGCTAGCGGGGAATCTAATACTCCACAAGCTTTGACAAGCATCACACGTAACTTAAAGCGTCTTGCACAGAAGGCTAATATCCCCATCGTAGTATCTACTCAGGTGCTTTTATGGAAGATGAAGAAAGGCCAAGTATCTGCAGACTCAATCGGTTACTCCTCATCATTCTTTCAAGACTCAGATGTAATCTTGGGTCTACAGCGTCAAGATGAGGAAGACGATTCCTCTCGTGAACTTCGCATCGTTGCTAGCCGAAACAGTGGCCCAGCAAGTAGCGATCTTCTTTGGGATTGGGAGGGGGGAAAGTTTGAAGAGTATGGAGCCTTTGGTACTCCAATTCAATCCTTTTAACGGTACCCAACTCTGCGTAGATGAAAATCCAAATACTTTCTTTCCAGAAAGATATACGGACTATGCAGCGGTTAAAAAGGCAAAAACTATTTGTCAAGACTGTTGGATTAAGGATGATTGTTTTAAGTATGCAATGCAACACCCGGAGCTAGAAGGTATCTGGGCAGGAACAACACCACTAGATAGGAAACGACTATTAAAGATCTCAGCGATTTAAAGCCAGACTACACACACGCATTGGATGTTCGTGGAGAACCCACTCATGTTTGTCCTTGTGGCTCACAAATGTGGAACCTAAAAGTTATGTTTCAGGACTACGAAGTTTCAATGTACATGCTAGACATGGAGTGCGTATTGTGTGGCACAAAAGCTACCGCACCTACCTTGGCAGATATGCCAGAAGATTATGTAATGATGGATGACCGACCTAAAGAAGACTACACAGAAGAGGACTAACATGTATCGTGAGGGCGATGTAGAGTCTGTACTACTCAGGCTTGGTATTGAGACTGACCAACGCAACGATGAGTTGCTTGGTTTATGTCCCATGCACTTAGAGCGTACTGGTCGTCCAGACTCTCGTCCCTCATGGTCAATGAACGTAGAGACCGGTGTCCACCATTGCTTCTCCTGTGGATACCGGGGAACTCTACTGACTCTTGTTGCAGAGATCAATGAGTTTGAAACTCAATGGGGTCGTCTTGATTTTGATGCGGCTAAGGCATGGCTTCGTAGTAATATCGAGGTTAACTTTGAACTGCTTGCTAAGCAGCTAGAGGATGCAAAGAATACTTACGTACCAGTCCAACGCCCTATTGAGATGAGTGAGGCACGTCTGGCGATTTTCGACGTAGTACCTCCTGATTGGGCTTTATCTGCTAGGGACTTGACTGCAGAAGCCTGTGCTAAACACGGCGTATTATGGGACGCACAGCAGCGGGGTTGGATCACACCAATTCGTAACCCAGAGAACCATAAGCTTATGGGTTGGCAAGAAAAGGGTCAAGTTAGTAGATACTTTCGCAATCGCCCTACAGGTGTACAGAAGTCCACAACATTGTTTGGTTTAGATGTTTGGACAGGCGGAACTATGATCGTAGTTGAATCGCCATTAGATGTAGTAAGACTCTCATCATTGGGAGTTGAAGGTGGTGTTTCAACCTTTGGTGCCTCTATCAGCCAGGATCAGGTAGATCTTATGCGTCGTGCAGATAAACTCATCATTGCATTTGATAATCCTAAGATTGATCCAGCCGGTGAGAAGGCATCCCGTGAGATGCTTGCTCGTACACGCAAAGAAGGTCTGGAGTGTTTCTTCTTTAACTATGTGGGAGAAGATAAAGACATTGGCGATATGCCTGCAGAGCAGGTTATAATGGGAATAGAGGGTGCTAAGCATTCTGTATTTGGAGAGAGGGCCTTTATATAATGCCGTATAAAGATAAAGAAATTATGAAAACTTATCAACGTGAGTGGATGCGTCGTAGGCGTCAAAACTGGATTGATTCTAACGGTCCTTGTAAAGTCTGTGGATCAAATGAACGTTTAGAAGTAGACCATATAGATCCCAATGAAAAGGCTTTAAATCCAACCAAAGTTTGGTCTTTGACTGAGGAGAAAAGAAACCTAGAGCTATCTAAATGTCAGGTTCTTTGCAACACCTGTCATTTACAAAAGACATTAAAAGAACGTGCTGAAAGAAAAGCCGTTAAGGAGAACGCATGAGTTTTACAGGAACACTTCTGCCCTATCAGGTAGAGGCTGTCGAGGCTATGGTAGGGCGCAAGAAGATGCTTGTTGCGTATGACCTTGGCCTAGGTAAAACCGTTCTTACTATTGCTGCACTTGAAGAGTTAAAAGACGCCGGGGCTATCACAGAGCCTGGTATAGTTATCTGCTTGTCGTCCCTTAAATACCAGTGGGCAGATCAGATTAGGAAGTTTACAAATGGCGCTGCATTCCCTGTGGTCATTGATGGAACCAAAGCTCAAAGA